TTTAGCACCATCCCATACATGTTTTGGTACTATTAGTTTTGGTTTATTCATCTTCAAGCTCCTGTTTTTTTAGCAGGTCCGTGAGTTCCTGTTCTTCTTGTTTTAGTGCCGCTAATTTACCAGTCAAATATTTATAATCTGCCCAGTCTTTAGCTAACCCTCCTAATATAGACTCTTCTACTTGCTTTTGTCTAGATATTAATTCTTTTTTGTAATAAGTAAAAAAATTTTCTAAGCGCATGATTTCATTTGATCCGATAATTTTTTACAACGATTTGGAGTTTGACGATTCCATTTCGAGTCCAACATTTCCAGACTCGCGCCGTTAAAATCTCGGTTCTGCAGGCATTTCCACATATTTTTAAACTTGGACACGCCTGTAGGGCCAAGCTGAAACACCATCTCCGTTAGAGTGTGCTGTGCAGTCGTTGGTAAATCAGTGACACCGTTGTTTTCCATAAGTGTTCTAGCTTTACCAATCGCATTGTTTAAATCTTCATCAAATACTTCTTGTAATTCTTGTTTTGTATAAGTTTTGCCTTCTTCAAAATTATCATCAGGGGTAACTTTATGGCCCCAGCCAATTGTAGCGAATCCTTCCGTGTCCATGTATACGTGATCTTTAAAGCCTTCGGATAATTTTACTGAATCAGCTAATTCGTCGTATGTCATTTTTTTCTTATTACCTTTTGTAAAGTTCTTGCTTGTTTAGCATGAGTTTTTGATGCTTTTTTTAATCCTTTAATAACTTTTTTAACTGTCTTTACTTTATTTTTTCCCATTACTTAGCAATTCCTTTTGCCTTCTCAAATGAGCGCATACCCGCGACGCCGAGCATTGAGGTGACTATGGCTAGTAAGGGCCCAGTCTCGATGGCAGGCGGTACAATATCCATACCTGAAAATTTTGCATACCATTCAATACATGGTGATAATATAAAAGCAAAAAATAAGGCAAGGGCTCCGCACCAACCTATTGCAGGTCGCCAGCCAGCAACGAATACGCTGCGATGGCTGGCTTCCTTTGCATTAACATCTAATTGTTTTTCTGCAAGCTTTTGTTGTAAGCGTTGCATTAAAATTTTTTTATCTAATTTCTCTTCCTCACTTGTATGAAGTTCATCGACAACTTTTGAAATGGTTGCTAAGGCTCCGTCTTTTCCACCACCAAGTAAACCGCCGAGTAGATTAAGCACTATGCTGCTCCGCCTGTCATCCAGCTAATTACCCAGAGAACAACGATAGCTACAATAGCTGCCTTGATCCAGTCCTTCATTTTCCAGTCCGACCATTCTTTAATATGGTCCCATAGGTCTTTCAGTAGATTCATACTACCTCCTTGTTTGTGTTGGGGATTATACTATTTTATGCCTTTGAAAGCTACCTTTTTAATTTGAGCATTACTTGTCTGCCCTTGTGGTCCACTTCCTTTGTTTTGTTTTACAACAAAAGGAGAAATACTTACTTCAGCTGTTGAAGCTGTACCTCTGTTTGGAAACGGATTTTTTTGAGGAACTTTCGTCATTTTTGCATTTTTGAATTTCATTAATAACCTCTCTTTGCGATACCAAAACCTCTTTTGGCAATTCTTGATCTAGATGATTTCTTTTTGACGATACCACCCTTTTTCATTTTAATTACACCTTTACCCATCAAAATATCTTTTTGAGTAATTTCACCATCACCCGATAAATCAGGGAAACCACCTTTTGCTAGTTTAGCAATTGAACCACCTGCATCACCAGGATTTGCTTTTGATTTTGTTTTACCTTGTTTAGTTGTTGGATTTTGAATTTGTGCTAATTCTTCTTTATTTAAATTTCCTGGTACTTTTGTATCGTTTTCTTTTTTTAAAGATTCATTTATTAGTTTTATTTCTTCTTTATTTAAATTACCAACTGCATCCATAGTCTTATCAGAAGCAAATTTAGCCAAAGAAGCTATAGTTTTGCCACCTGCACCATGTTTTTTAATTAGGTTTAAAAAAGTTTTTGTAAGTTTTGATAAATTTTCGTCAGCCATGGCTAATGTATAGTAGGTTTTAACAGATTAATCAAGTCTCTTGTGTTATGATCCATAATTTGATCGTATTCTTGCTCACTTAAATTATTATGATACAACATTTTAGCTACAGCCATCATGGCTCCCGCTAAAAGGACCTGATCTTCTTGACTTTTTGTATTTTGATCACAAAAAGACACTAAATGATTAAAAAATTCCTGTAAACGTTCCGTTGCAGTAACCATAATGTCAATATTAGACTTAATAATCACTTTTACAACTTACTTTTTACGTTTTTTAGAAATTCCTGCTTGATTAAGAGCTATTGCAATAGCTTGTTTACGTGATTTTACCTTTTTTTTAGATTTTCCAATGTTTAATTTTTTATTTTTAAACTCTTTCATTACTTTTGATACTTTTTTAGTCGCTGAACCACCTTTTTTATAGCCCTGAAGTGATACATACTGAGAAGGTTGCACTCCTGCCTTAATTAATTGTGCTATTCTTTTTGGATCAATGGATCGTCTCTTGTTTTGAAGTTGTCTTCGAAGTTTTCTTATCTCTGCTGCTGATAATCCTTTGACCATTAGCTACCTCTTTGCTTTGCTAAGTTTACATTTGCTCGTAGTTGAGCAATATCTTCTTGCGATTGTATTTTTTCTCTTGCAATATTTTCTTGTTCACTAATTTTTTCTTTATCTAACTCTAAACGTTGTTGATCATCCATAGCTCGTCGTTGAATTTCTGCCTCTTGAATGTCTAAATCACGTTTTTTAAGTTCTAATAATGGATCTGCTTGATTCGCTTCTAAATATTCTTGTTCTTCTGCTACCATTTCTTCAGTGTTTTTTGCCACCAAAGCAGAAATTTCTTTTTCATTTTGCATTTGAAACTGTTGCATTAATTCTGGTGGTACTTGTCCGCCAAATTTCATCGCTTGTTCTTGAATGAGTGGTGCATTCTTTGCTTCAATTTCCTCTCTTGCTTGCTGTGAAATATGATCTGATACATGACTTTGTAAAATTAATAATATTTGAGGATTATTTTTTACTAAGAAAGAAGACATAAAGGCACGATGGGCATTAATATGTTCCCTGTGATCTTGACCTGGGAAAACTTGGAAGGGAGTTCCGCGTAAAGCGAATGAATTTTCTTTTCCTGGGTCAAGAGGAACAGGAGGTTGTGGAGGCGGGAGGATTGAATCTATACCATCCACACCCAAAGCCATATACATTCTTCTGTATGCTTCGTAAATATTATGAATATCTGGATTACTTTGTGCTAATTGTAATTGTGTTTGAGCCAACGATATACGTTGCGTCATAGAAAAAATATTTGGATCACTTACAGGAATTACATCAACACGATCATCAAAGTCTGCTAATTTAATTTGTCTATTTCCACCACGAACTGAGTATGGATAACTAGGTGGCAAGTATTCTGAAAATACTCTAGCTAATATTTTAAACTCGATATGTTGTGCGTAATGCAATCTTTTGTGTATACTTGACATGACCCGTGAACCACGTTCCAATAATGCCATTGTTGTACCCACTGGATTGGCTTGCGAACCATCACCAATTTTTTGATCTGCAATAGAAGCGAACTCTCTACCACTTTGTACGACAAATCCTAATAGTTGAAATAATGTTTGATCAGGACCCTTGTACGGTAATGGCATTAAGCCATCACGAATAGCACCGCCTGGTGCGTCTACGTCTCTAAATTCACCTGGCTGTATTGGGTTATCATCATCCCTGATTCGAAGACCACGGGCCTTGAATCCTGCTGGTAAGTTTGACAATGTTCCCGCATCAATAAGTTGACGGAGCGCAGAGGTAGCCGTTCTTGATAAACCCCCGAGCATATGTATAAGCCCAAAGCCATAAAAACCAAGACCAGGTAAAAACTTAAAGTGTACGAAGTAAGATATTTTTTGTTTAGTCGGATCGTCTGGTTTGTAATTTCTGTATATAGATAATACTTCTCCTGAGTTCTGATCAATTGTGATAATATAAGGTAGCTTGATTCCAGTTGATTCTCCGTTTCTATCTCTGTCTTCGAACCCTTCAATATCGCATTCTGCGTGAAATTCTATTAGATTAAAGTCATACTCATCATCTGTT